AAAAAATAGAGAGATGAAAAAGTACACTAAACGACAGAACGCCTTCTACTGGGCAGTCACTTCCGTACTCGTAGGGGTAGGTATCACTACTATGATGGTAGTCTTTGCACTTGTTGAACGCATAACAGCCTAAACTATGATAATGCTAGACGGAGCTGACTATGACCAGCAATGGCTCATTGACAAAGCGAGAGACGATGACTTCTACTACGGAGCATTGAATAAGATAGCCTTGTCATCTAGTAGCCTCAAGATGTTACTGGATAGTCCCAAGACATTCTACAACGTGCAGACCTATGGCTCGAATGAATCTAGCCCTGCCTTGTTGCAGGGGCGTATCATTCATACTATGATACTAGAGCCTCATAGATTCGATGACATATTTGAAGTCGTAGAGGTGGCTTCTAAGAACACCAAAAAGTTTAAGGAAGCCCAAGCCTCAACGAGCAAGACTTGTATCACCACAAAGGACTTACATCAAGGAGAGCGTATAGTAGATGCATTCCAACGCAACGAACACGCTAAGTACTTCCTCAAGCAGAGTCAAACGGAGAAGCCTATGGTCGATATGCTGGGGGGCTTCCCCTTCCGAGCGAAGGCAGATATATGGAACGACAGCTTCCTAGCTGACATCAAGACCACGACAGACCTCAAGGCATTCCGATACTCAGCAGACAAGTACGGATATGATATGCAATGCTACCTCTACTGTAACCTCTTCCAGAGGTCGTACAAGGATTGGTACTTCATAGTCCTAGACAAAGCATCTTGTGATATTGGTATCTACGATGTGAGCGAGGAGTTCTACAAGAGAGGCGAGGCGAAGTTCAACAGAGCCATAGCCATATACAAGGACTTCTTTGTGACTGGTAACGACCTAGACTCCTATATCATTAGAGACACGCTGTAGTGAAGAAGCACACTAAAATCTATATGCAGTATTTCAACTACGTCCTCGATGACTTCATACCCTGCGAGGTTTGTGGAGCAAGAGCCGTAGACATACACCACATAGAGAACAGGGGAGCAGGAGGTGGTAAAAACAAAGACACCATAGAGAACCTAATGGCAGTATGTAGACCGTGTCACCTAGAACACGGAGACGTACCAGAGAAGGTAGACTGGTTGAAGCAGATACACAATAGAAGATTATGATAGACCTTAGATGGCTTGTAGTGATAGTGGTGTCTGTTATTAGTGTAGTTCTAATATACCTAACAAGAAACGAATGAGACACTATATAGACCTAGATACTGACCAGCTGATGAGGCTGTATGCCCTGCTCTATGATAGGAAGGATATGCAGGACATCGTAGAGAAGCTGCGTAATCATATGGAGATAGTAAGACAAAGAGAGAGACGTGTGCCAAATCGGTACACAAATAACACCAAAGAGAAATGAAGACAAAAGAAAAAGAAATCCTTGATTTAAGTTTTGCAGCGCATAGCACACTGCAAAGGTTATACGAGTTAACTGAATCAAGAGAAGCAAAAGAACAAATAGATTCAGCAATGACTTATTTGAATAGAGCAACCTTTAACACTAAAGAGAAATGAAAACACCAATGCAAGAGTTGATTTTTGTAATCAGAAAGAGACAAGAAGATGAAGATGTGCAACCATTTATGTGGCTTGAACAGATAGTAGAGTTAGCAGAATCAATGCTTAAGAAAGAGAGGGAAATCATCTGCAACGCTTTCAGTGATGCACGACACGGAGCAGTTGAATCAAGATGGACTGCTGAAGAATACTTTGAAGAAACCTTTAACACCAAAGAGAAATGAGAGAAGATAACACGCCAAGTATAATAGACTTGTGCAATAGAGATAGAGAGACCTATGGTATTGAGAATGATTAGTGCCTACCTTCGCAAGAGGCGGCATATAAAAACAACAGAGGCATACTTAGATATGCTAATGCTAGACAACATCAACCTAAGCATACAGGCAAGTAGGTTCGGATGGAGTGACGAGATACAGAACCAGCTAACCAACTCAGCCCTACTCATACGCAAGTACCAGAGAAGACTGAGACTAATAAGAATGTAATGAGCAAGAGCCAACAAATCCTAGTCAATAGGAAAAACCTAGAGATGTTCATCAGCATCCTAACACAAGTACACCTACGAGGTCAGCTGTCAGCAGATGAGTCTGCCTTCCTAGCCAAGTTTGTAGACTTACCTCCTGCACCTCAACAGCCTAACAGGTCACAGCGTAGGCTGAACCAGAAGGTGATAAATGATATCATCAGAGAGGAGCGCAAACGCAATATGAAAAAATAGGGTTTTATAATTATGCAAAGAGTCAATATTCAAGAGGTTAGGTTAAACGATACTAACCCACGATACATCAAAGACCACAAATTCGAGAAACTAGTAAAGAGCATCAAGGAGTTCCCTCAGATGCTGGACCTACGACCTATCGTAGTGAATCAGGATATGATTGTCTTAGGAGGCAATATGAGACTACGAGCTTGTAGAGAGGCTGGGCTAACAGAAGTGCCTATCATCTACGCTGACAACCTAACCGAAGAACAGCAGAAGGAGTTTATCATCAAGGACAACTCTAGCTTCGGTGAATGGGATTGGGATATACTCGCCAATGAGTGGGACACGGAGCAGCTCATAGATTGGGGTATGGACATCCCAGATGATTGGGCAGTAGATGAGGTACTAGAAGCGGAGGAGGATAACTACGAAGCAGCAGATGATATACAAACAGACATCGTACTAGGAGACCTTATAGAGATAGGAGAGCATAGATTGCTATGTGGAGATAGTTCAGATTCTGACTTGATAGAGAAGGTTCTAAACGGAAAGACAATAGACCTCTTGCTAACTGACCCTCCTTATGGCATTGACTATGGAGGTATGCTCAAAGGTAAGGGAGATGGTAAAGGCGGTGCTGATAAGAATGGATGGAAGTCTCATAACGCTCCCGATTGGGATAAAGAAAGACCAGAACTCGGACACCTACAATATCTCATAGAGATAAGCAATAATCAAATAATCTGGGGAGGTAATTACTTTACTGACTACCTACCTCCAAGTATGGGATGGTTGATATGGGATAAAGGACAGAGAGGTTTCTCTTTAGCCGATGGCGAAATGGCGTGGACATCATTCAATAACGCATTGCGTATAAAAGAATATGCTCGTGCATTAGCAAACCGAGAAGAAAAGAATCACCCTACTCAGAAACCTATTGAGATAATCAGTTGGTGCTTTGAATATGCAGATAGACATTCCAAGACTTCTAATGATATTACCTTTGATGCCTTCTTAGGCTCTGGCTCTACTATGGTAGCAGCACATCAACTCAAACGCAAATGCTATGGTATGGAACTTGACCCTAAGTACTGCCAAGTGATTGTAGACCGAATGAAGAAACTAGACCCTTCACTTGAGGTTAAGATTAACGGACAAGTGATTGACTAAATTTGACACATTAAAAATGGACAGCACACAGGAACACAAGAAGGCAATGCTCAAGTCCTTAGAGAAGAATCTAGGGGTGGTAACCTCTGCCTGTAAGTTAGTAGGCATATCTAGGCAGACACACTACAACTGGCTCAAGGATGACCCAGAGTATAAAGCAGCAGTCGATGAACTAGAGAACGTAGCACTAGACTACGCAGAGAGCAAACTACACAACCAAATCACAAAGGAGAACCCTACAGCCATTATCTTCTACCTAAAGACTAAGGGTAAGAAGAGAGGCTATGTAGAACGCCAAGAGATAACCCACGAGGGTATCCAGACATTCACCATTGAGGAACTAGATGGCGAAGATTCCAGTCAATAAAGTTTACGGTCATCTCAAGAGGTCAGACAAGAAGATAGTAGTCGAGCAGGGCGGTACTCGTAGCGGTAAGACCTACAACATCCTCCTCTGGCTTATCTTTTACTACTGCACCAAGAACACAGGCAAGACCGTGACCATTGCTCGTAAGACCTTCCCAGCTGTCCGTAGCTCTGTGATGCGTGACTTCTTCGACATACTGAAGCAGCACGACCTATACATAGAGGACAAGCACAACAAGTCCAACAGCGAGTACGTCCTCAACGGCAACCTAGTAGAGTTCGTATCCCTCGACCAACCTCAGAAGATACGAGGGCGTAAGAGAGACCTAGCCTTTCTGAACGAGGCTAACGAGTTGAGCTTTGAGGATTGGCAACAGATAGTATTCCGTACCAACGGCAGAATCATACTCGACTACAATCCCTCTGACACCTATCACTGGATATACGATAGGGTCATCCCTCGTGAGGATGTGGACTTCTACCAAACCACATATCTAGACAATCCCTTCCTTGACGAGACAATCAAGGAGGAGATAGAGCGACTCAAGGAGACGGACGAACACTACTGGCGTGTCTATGGACTAGGAGAGCGAGGCACTAACCGAGCGCAAGTATTCCAATTCACAACCCTACAGCAAGTACCTACCTCAGCAAAGTTCCTATCCT